TTTGAGGAGACCTGGGAGATGTTGCACAGAATGATTGAAATACTTGATATGAATACTTCTAGAGAAGATTTGACCTATGAGGAAGTTTTTATGAATAAGGAAGTAATTTTAAATTCTTCGCATTGACAAAAGCATATATAGACTGATAAAATTTGAACTGAAGGTTTAATTTTCTTATGGCAAAAGGATTTACTGTAAAAGCAAATGCACCAAAACCCAAAGAACAAGAATGGGATTATGATGCAATCAAAGAGAGAATGAGGGGCAAAAGTATTGTTTTTTGTTTACCTGGAAGAGGATGTTCCTTTATTTTTCTAAAAGCATTTGTGCAACTTTGTTTTGACTTAGTACAAAATGGAATGAGTATTCAAATTTCTCAAGACTACTCATCAATGGTAAACTTTGCACGGTGTAAGTGTCTTGGAGCAAATGTACTTAGAGGACCAAAACAAATTCCTTGGGATGGTAAACTTGAATATGATTATCAACTTTGGATTGACTCGGATATTGTCTTTACTTCAGAAAAGTTCTGGCAGCTCTGTGATCTTGCTCTGAATGAAGAGGGAGAAGACAAAGAAGTTGTTGCTGGTTGGTATGCCACAGAAGATGGGCACACAACCTCAGTAGCACACTGGTTGGAAGAAGATGACTTCCGCAAGAATGGTGGAGTTATGAATCATGAAACTGTTGATTCTATTTCAAAGCGTCGTAAACCTTTTACTGTAGACTACACAGGTTTTGGTTGGGTATTAATTAAAAAGGGTGTCTTTGAGAATCTTGAATATCCTTGGTTTGCTCCTAAGATGCAAGTATTTGAATCTGGTGCAGTTCAGGATATGTGTGGAGAAGATGTTTCTTTCTGTCTTGATGCAAAAGAAGCAGGATTTGAGATCTGGTGCGATCCTCGCATTAGAGTAGGACATGAAAAAACTCGCGTAATTTAATGGAAAAAACTTACAATCTTTTATATAAAGGTCGTAAAATTTATAAGAATCTCACTATGGAAGACTGTAGTGAGATTCTTCAAGACTTCTCAGAGCGTTTTTTCTCGGGAGAAGATATTGATCCCAATGAACTAGAACTGGAGGAAATTTAAAATGGCTAAAGGTGGATCGAATAAAACGGTATTTGAAGCAGGAGCACCAAAGAAGACTCGTCAAGGACGGTCTCCACGTACACTACTCAGTGCAACCTCTCGCAATGGACGAAAGAAAAAGTATCGCGGACAAGGTAAATAATTTTCAGAGTGCTTAAATAAGTTAAGCACTCTTTTTTTATGTCGGAAAAGGAAAAGTATATTTTTAATTGGATTACTGAGGTCTCTAAGGTTAGACCAGAACTAAATGGATTTGCTATTTGTCCGTTTGCCTCCAAGTCAAAATATCGCATCGTAGAGTGCTCTGCAAGCGCCATAGAACCTATTGAAGACCTAGATGTGGTAATTTACATCATTGAGGGTTATTTTAGTCTAGATGAGGTTCAAAAATGGGTAGATATATGTAACCAAAAGTATAAAGAGTGGAAATTCTTTGAGGATTGCGCTTCTTATGATACTTTCATTAATGGAATTAAAACCAATAACGGAAAATATAATTTGATTTTGGGACAACCAACTCAAAAACTACGTAAATTTAGAGAGAATTTATCAAAAACATCATATTATGATATGTGGGAAGGTGAGTACTTAAAGGAAATACTTGAAGATGATTATGATATAATTCAAAAACGGGATAGCAACCCCGTAAAAAGTTCTGATTTAACAGATCAGGAGCTAAAAAATGACTAAAAAAGTCGATAAAGACCAAAATTTCATGAAAAATGAGTGGGGAACTCGATATTTGTCCTCCGAATATGGTTGGGAAAGTCAAATCGAGAGCAAAAAAATGCTTCGTGAGATTGCAAATGACGATTTGACTCCCAAAAAACATGATTTCTTCCATCAAAATGAAATTCATGAAAAAATTCGCAATGATGATGACTATGATGATTGGGAATATGGTACTGAACCACTATATGAATTGAAAAAACGCGAATAAATAATACAGTTTTTATACACTTTAATGCCTTTAGAGCGAGTTAGCAGGGGTTTTAAGGACATAAGTATGTCTTTTCAGGTTAATCCATTAAATTACGACCTAATTGCACTTAATAATGAAAGTGCAATTGCTCGCTCCATTCGCAATTTGGTACTTACATATCCCGGTGAAAGATTTTTTGATGAAAATTTGGGTTCTAGAGTGAGTCAATCTCTTTTTGAAAATATTGATGATATAACAGCATCAATAATTAAAGATGAAATTGAAAATACTATTCGTAATTATGAACCAAGAGTAAATCTTATTGATGTGAAAGTCTCTCCTGATTATGGAAACAACGAATTTAATGTAACGGTGGAATATTCAATAGTGGGAATTGATGTTCTTCCTCAGCAGTTATCATTTGCACTTCAGCCAACACGATAAATGGCACTAGTTAATTTTACAAACTTAGACTTCGATCAAATAAAAAGTTCGCTTCGTGAGTACCTAAGAGCGAACTCAAATTTTACTGACTATGATTTTGATGGTTCTAACCTTTCATCTTTGATTGATGTTTTAGCATACAATACTTATATTTCCTCATATAATGCTAATATGATTAGCAATGAGGTTTTTATTGATAGCGCCACATTGAGAGAAAATGTTGTTTCTCTTGCAAGAAATATAGGATATGTTCCATATTCTCGCGCAGCTGCCAGAGCAAATATATCCTTTTTTGTAGATACGAACGGTTTTTCCACAAATCCAATTACGTTAACTCTCAAAAGTGGAATAGTATGTACCACAAATACAACTTTTGGTAATCAGAGCTTTACTTTTATTATTCCACAAGATATAACAGTTCCTGTTATAAATGGAATTGCTTTATTTGATAACATAGACATATATGAAGGTTTTTTTGCAACTAGCAATTTTACAGTAGACGCAAATAATAAAAATCAAAAATTTATCTTAAACAATGCAAATATTGATATAGACTCAATTAGCGTTTCTGTTAGAAATACACAATCGAGTACAATAAGAAATGTATATAAATTATCAAAAAATTTATTTGAAATTAATTCGGAATCTAGAGTCTTCTTCATACAAGAAATAGAGGATCAAAGATATGAATTGATTTTTGGTGATGGTGTTTTTGGTAAGAAATTAGAAAATTTAAATTATATCGAAGTCAATTATAATATCACAAATGGTGAAAATGGAAATGGAGTTTCTTCTTTTAATTTTAGTGGTCGAATAGTAGATAATTTAAACAGAGTTGTAACCTCTGGAATATCCTTAATTACTACAAATTCTCCATCACAAAATGGAAGAGAAATTGAATCGGTAGAATCTATTAAAAAATATGCTCCTAGAAAATATTCTTCACAAAATCGTGCGGTGACTGCAACTGATTATGAAACAATTGTACCAACAATCTATCCAGAAGCTGAATCAGTATCTGTTTTTGGGGGAGAGAATTTAAATCCACCAAGATATGGAAAAGTTTTTATATGTATAAAACCAATTAATGGACCTTTTGTTTCAAACCAAGTTAAAGATAATATTGAGAGAGATTTGAGGCGGTATTCTGTTGCGGGAATAGTGCCCGAGATTATAGATCTAAAATATCTTTATCTGGAAACTGATACTACTGCATATTATAATTCCAATACAACATTAGATCCAAATTATCTTAAGCAAAAAATAATTAGCAATATTGATAGTTATTCAAATTCAAAAGAGCTTAATCGATATGGAGCAAGATTTAAGTACAGTAAGTATTTAAAAATTATTGATGACTCAGATATTGCAATTATGTCGAATATTACCAAAATTGCAATGAGACGTGATCTGAGACTTGTTTTAAATGCTTTTGGTGATTATGAGATTTGTTTTGGAAATCAATTTCACATAAAAAATCAAAATGGATATAATATTAAATCATCTGGATTTAATATTTCGGGAATAAATGATACCTTATATATTGGAGATATCCCAAATTCGGATAATATTACTGGAAGTATCTTTTTCTTTAAGTTACAATCTTCCCAACCAGTAATTGTAAAAAGAAATGTTGGAAAAATTGATTATTTAAAGGGAGAAATAATACTATACCCAGTAAACATAAATTCCACACAAAAAACTTCATTTGATCAACCTATAATAGAAATTTCTGCTATTCCAAAGTCAAATGACGTAATTGGATTGCAGGATTTATATTTGCAACTAGATATTAATAGTGTTACATTAAACATGCTTTCTGATGAAATTTCTTCAGGTTCAGATATATCTGGATCCTCTTATAAATTTACATCAAGTTACACCAACGGAGACCTCGTAAGATTATAATAAAATGAAAGAAACCAGAATTAAAATCAGTTCAATCATCGACAATCAACTTCCACAATTTGTTAGAGAAGAATTTCCATTAGTATCGGAATTTTTATCTCAGTATTATATTTCTTTAGAAAATCAAGGTGGAACTAATGATTTACTTCAAAATATTGAGCAGTACGTTAAAGTTGACAATTTAGCAAACTTAATTGAATCTACAAATTTAAGTTCTGATGTTACTTTTTTTGATTCTACAATTAATGTATCTTCGACAGCAGGTTTTCCAGATTCTTATGGGTTACTATTAATTGATTCTGAAATTGTCACATACACTTCAAAGACTCCAACAACTTTTGATGGGTGTGTAAGAGGATTTAGTGGAATTAGTTCTTATGAAAGTAATGGCGATTTGGTTTTTTCAGAAACTTCAGTGGAAGAACACATTTCACCAACAACCGTAACAAATTTAAGTGTTCTTTTTCTAAAAGAGTTTTTTGCAAAAGTAAAGAAGCAAATCACTCCTGGATTTGAAGGTAGAGAGTTATATTCAGATTTAAATGAAAGATTATTTACAAAGCAAGCTGTAGATTTTTATTCTTCAAAGGGAACAGATAACTCTTTTAAAATTTTATTTGGAGCATTATATGGAGAAAATGTTGATATAATTAGACCAAGAGATTATCTGATAATACCATCAAGTGCCCAGTATAGAATTACTTCCGATCTAGTCGTAGAAAATATTGAAGGTAACCCAGAAGAGTTTATTAATGGTACGCTTTATCAGTATCAAAATTCGGATGAAATTTTAAAAATATCTCAGGGGACTGTTACTAAGGTCGAAAATATTATAAGAGGATCAAAAACTTATTACGTAATAAGTTTAGATTCTGATTATGATAAAGATATTGAGCCAAAGGGATCGATATATGGAAAATTTAAAATACACCCACAAACAAAAATTACAACAGAAATTATTGCCAATTCGACAACAATTGAAGTTGATTCTACTGTAGGATTTCCAGTATCTGATGGTTTATTGAGTATAGATCTTCCCAATGGATCTTCTTTAACTGTCCAGTATACTTCAAAGACATTGAATCAATTTTTGGGATGTACCGGTGTAGAACAAAACATACCAATATCAACAAAGGTAAAATATGATTATTTTTCATATGGATATTCAAATTTAACTGGTGAAAAGATAAAGGTTAGAATTCTTGGTGTTTTATCTGACTTAGAAATACCAGAAAATACTACATTATACTCAAATAACGATATTATTAAAATAAAGACCTTAGGAAAAGAATCTAAAGAACATAGAGACAATAATTGGTTTTTTAATATTCCGGTAAAATATGATGCAAGTTCCATAAGACTTTTGGATAGTTCAGACAAATCATATATTATCAATGTAGAAGAAGACCATATTTTTAGAGTGGGTAATTTAGTATCTTTAACCTCTTCATCTGGTTTGGAACAGATTGGAAATGTTATTTCAGTTGAAGATAAAAAATCTTTTAGTGTTCAATTT